ATACAAAATACAAAATACAAAATACAAAATACAAAATACAAAATACAAAATACAAAATACAAAATACAAAATACAAAATACAAAATACAAAATACAAAATACAAAATACAAAATACAAAATACAAAATATAAATATAATATGAAAATTGAAACACTTTTTTATTGTCAAAACACAATAGATACAACACCATGTTTGAAAAATACGTCCTACTAGACTGGATTTCGGATATTTATTCGCGTTTTCCTGATGACGATGAAGATATAAATGATTCATTATCTATGAATCACAATGCTATGGATCTATTAGAAGAGAACCCTGAAATAATAAATTGGAAATCATTATCTTATAATAAAAATGAAAGGGCTCTTCGTTTATTAGAAGCAAATCCAGATACTATATATTGGAAAGGGTTATCATATAATGAAATTGAAAGGGTTATTCTTCTATTGGAGGCAAATCCTAGTAAAATTGATTGGTATGTTTTATCATCCAATCCCAGTGCTCTTGATCTATTAGAATCTAACCCTGATAAAATTGTCTGGTCCCGCTTATCATATAATACTAATGAAAGGGCTCTCGATCTATTAGAAGCCAATCCCATCAAAATCAATTGGTCACATCTATCAGAAAACTATAATGAAAGGGCGCTTGATCTATTAGAAGCCAATCCCGACAAAATCAATTGGAATTATTTATCGAGGAATACTAATACAAGGGCAATTCAATTATTAGAAGAAAATCCTAGCAAAATTTGTTGGCATAGTTTATCTTGGAATGAAAACGCAAGGGCAGTCCAATTATTAGAAGCCAATCCTGACAAAATTGACTGGTATAATCTACAATCGAACCCTAATGCAATTCATTTATTAGAGGCAAATTCAGATATTATAAATAAATGGTATATATTTGCGAATCCCGCTATATTCCGTGAATCCTACCATTATGATAAGATCCGAGTGTGGTCCGGGGTATTCAAGAGAGAACTTATGGAAGCGTATTATAGACCTGCGAGAATCGAACCCTTGATTGAAACCTATTATGAGGGTTCATATGAGACATTCTTCGATCTATCTGCATATGCATAGGAAAAAAAAACAACAAACATTGAAACAATATAATAAAATGGATATAATATAACTATAAAATAGAGGGAAATATAGAAATAGTATGCGTATTATTATTGATAATAGAGAACGTGATTTATATGAAAAATGTGAAATATTAATAAACCAAAATTCAAAACCTACATGTATCCAATTAGAATCCGCAGTATTACCATTAGGTGATGTCTATTTCAAAACGGATGAAGGAAAAGATGTTCTCATTATAGAGAGAAAATCCTTTTCTGATATGTTGTCATCCATTAAAGATGGTCGATATAAAGAACAATCCCACCGATTATTATATTCATCTGGATTACCCCCTCATTCCATTTTTTATTTGTTGGAAGGAATGTTTTCTCAATTGAAAAATCCCGCCACAGAAAAGAAACTCTTGATTTCGACCATGACATCTTTACAATTTTTCAAGGGATATAGTGTAATCCGAACGGCATCCATCCACGAAACAGCGGAATGGATTCTTACTATGGCTGATAAAATAGAACGTGAATATATCAAAGGAACCCCGCCTTATTATTTATCACCACCCTTTTTGAAATTACGTCCAATAAGTTCTCAAGTAAGTGAATTATTACCCTTTCCAAAATCGGGTCTTGATAATTCCGACAAACCCGAGAACCTAGAAATCGAACCAGAAAAAACACAAGAAGAGAACCAAGAAGAGAACCAAGAAGAGAACCAAGAAAGACAAGAGAACAAAATGGAATATTGTGATGTAGTGAAAAAGGTAAAGAAGGATAATATTACACCAGAGAATATAGGTTCTCTACTCTTATGTAATATACCCGGAATAAGTTCAGTGACCGCAATAGCAATTATGAAACCATTCCCCACTTTCCAGGCATTTATGGAAGAAATGAGGCGAAACCCAGCCTATTTAGAAACGGTGACATACGAAACAAATGGAAAAAAACAGAGGAAAATCAATAAACCCGCCATTGAAAATATCAATAAATATCTATTTTCATTGGTTTAGGGTCTAGGGTCTAGGGTCTAGGGTCTAGGGTCTAGACAGAGAATCCTGATAATAATATGTTGTAATTATTATTATCAAGTATAGAGTATAGAATCGTAAATGGACCTTATAATATATCTCTTGGTTGAGAACCTATCCCCAAATCATTGGAAATGGTGGGATAAAACGCGGTGTTTTTTGGTTGGAACAATTTAGGGCGTGTAATATTATTATCTTCATATTTTCCCGAATCAATCATTTGTTGTGTATAAGTAGTTCCCGCCCAATTATCATCCATAGGATTATCACTTATACGTTTCGCGTCAGTGGAATCATGTATTTTATCTATATTTGTATAGACACCAATATATTGACCTTGTGGATCGAATCCAGCGTATTGATCTTTATTATAGATGGTATTTTCACGGGATGCATCTTTGACATTGACGACGGGCATTTTAGTTGCCGTCATATTTACCATGGGGGGGAGTCCTCCTTGTAAATCAAACGGGCTTGGACGCATACGATATACATCTTGTCCTTGTGTATTGGTTTCTTCTTGTAAATAGAGAACCGGGCAATTCATACCTTTGATTCGTTGGTTCTCTAAATATTGTATATATTCATCTAAATTAAAAAACGGAATGGGATTCGTTCCATCCACTAAAGGTTGTTTTGTATTATATAATAATAATACTGCCCCCTTTTGTATCAATAGATCTGGACACGAATCTTGCGTGGTTGATGTTGAGTTGGTGGTGGTTGTATTATCAAATCCTTCTTTTCCTGATCCTATACCATTTTTTTGTGATAGTAATACGAAAAATCCTGATATAAAAACCACTACTAAAAATACGATAAATAAAAACCTCAATAATTTCATCTTCATTATTTCCTATTACAATATCTTTAGAAATTTATATTGATATTATATAAATGAAAGAAGGAAAAAGAAATGGAAATGGAAATAGTAAAAGATGGGGAAAAGGAAAGAGAAAGAATAATACCAAGAAAAGAGTTGCAAAGATGAATCGTAGAAAGAATAACCAAAATAATATAAATATACATATACAACAAGAAGCACCGCCAAACCAACAACAAGCACCCATTCAAGCACCACCCAAACCACCCACATCTAATTTAACGATTGGTTTGATCCATGCCGTTGAATGGTGTGGTCCTTGTAAAGAATTCAAACCCGTATGGGATAAAATGATTGGTATCGTCAGCACAAATGATAAATATAAAGGTAAATATATAGACGGGTCGGTAGATGAATCAAAAAAGAAACTAAAACAAAATGGTGAAGTAGATAAAGATAGTGTAAATTATAAAAAAATGTTGGCAATACATAAAGAATTACCAGAAAATTCTAATAGTTACCCTACTGTTTATCGCGTGAAAAATGGCAATTTCGAATTATATACCGGTCCAAGAGAAGTCGAGCCAATGATTCAGTGGTTTTTCGACGAAAAAGTAGAAGAAAAGGGGGATAATAATGGTAATATGTTTAATATATTTAAAGGGGGGTATATAGACTCCAATGATGATGATAATAAACCGCATAAACCATCACATAAAACATCACATAAACCATCACATAAACCATCACATAAACCATCACATAAAACATCACATAAATCAAAAACAACACATAAAAAACCCTAGAATAACGATGAATATAATAGATATTCATCGTGTAAAATTGAAATAAAGATTCCGTTGGTAAATATAAATATAGAAAAGATAAAAGAGAAAACGAAATACAATGAAGAAACATACCATCATCAAGAAAACCAAATCGTTCCGTTGTATTGATTTCAATATATACGATGGATATGCATATCAAGAAACCGAAAATTCAGAGAACGATTCAGATGATTCGACCTTCAATAAAAAAAATAAACAGAAACAGATGATTATTCAAATGTTCGGCATTAATACCAAAGGACAAACTTACTGTCTCTATATCGAGGATTTCAAACCCTTCTTCTTTATACAAGTCGGTGATAAATGGACCCCCTATGACATGGAATGTTTCATCAAGGAATTGAAAGAAAAACACCATATTAAAAATATCGACTCTTATCAATTCATTGAATCCCATAAACTATATGGATTCACGGGGGGGAGAAAATATAAGTTCATTCAAATCTCGTTCGAAAATATGGCGGCAATGAATAAATGTAAAAATCTCTGGTATTCATACCAAGAAAATAATGTCCGTAAAAAGGAGATCTATCATTACAATCATACGAATCTAGAAATATATGAAACGCAAATTCCCCCCCTTTTACGATACTTTCATATTCATTCTATTAGTCCATCGGGATGGGTCACATTATCTTTACGGGATGCGATGACTCCCGATGTCAATAAAACGTCTTGTAATTATGAATATATTTGTTCAAAGGGGGGTCTGAAACCGCTAGATAATTGCGAGACACGTGTTCCCTATAAAATATGTAGTTTTGATATTGAAGCAAGTAGTAGTCATGGTGATTTCCCGGTTCCCATCAAGGTATATAAACGCCTATCTACACAATTGGTCGATGTATTCAATACTCAATTGAAATCGGGGAATATGGATAAAGAGAGGGGCAAGGTCTTTTTAAAGAAGATTGTAATGACCTCATTTGGATATGATAAAGTAGAAGGTATTGATCTTGTATATCCTATATCGAAACAGTCAAAAACTCAAATTGAAAGTCGTGCTCAAATATTCGTTGAACAGACCATTGAAAAAGCGAAAACCGCAAATAGTGAGGAAGATAATTCTTATCTATTGACCATCGATGATATGTTTGCTGCTATACATGAATCCATGGCTTCCGGTTCCGGAGACGGTGATGTGGAGGGTGATGATGCAGAGGACGAAGAAAATATTACTATGGCTTGTGGTGATGAAGAAGAAGAAATACCTCATAATAAAACCCGTAATAAAGCAAAAAGACTAGGTTCCATAGAAAAACAAGAGAAAGTAATTGATGTCCTATTTTCCACATTACCCGAACATACCCGTGATGTAAAAATCACCATCATCTCGGATGTTCTCACATTATTATTCCCGAAATTGGAAGGTGATAAAGTCACATTTATCGGATCTACCTTTCTACGATATGGAGAACAAGAACCCTATTTGAATCATTGTGTCGTATTAGGATCATGCGAACCTGTCGAAGGTGCAGTAATCGAACCCGTCCATACTGAAAGAGAATTACTATTGAAATGGACCGAATTGATTCAAAAGGAGGATCCCGATATTATTATTGGATATAATATATTCGGTTTTGATTATGAATTCATGTTTCGACGTTCTCAAGAGAATCGATGTGAAAGAGAATTCCTTTTACTTTCCCGAAACATTGGAGAACTTTCGGGAAAACCGTCCCGTGAGAAACCTGATGAAATCTTGATTGAAACCCAAAAATTACAAATCGCAAGTGGTGAATATAATATGAATTTCCCCAAGATGGTGGGTCGCCTACAAATCGACATGTTGGCTTATTTCCGCCGGGATTTCAATCTATCCTCATATAAATTGGATAATGTCGCAGGTGCCTTTATAAGTGATACTATAATAAAAAATGCGTGTTCTCATCATCCCGTATTTGGTGACGTGACGGAATTATATAGTAATAATCTATTGGGTCTTCATGTCGGGGATTTCATTCATATTGAAGTCACCGGTTTCACGAGTGATTATTATAAAGCCGGTAAGAAATTCGTCGTATTGGAAATACGTAAGGATCAACCATTAGACTCTTCTAAAACGACCAATATTATCGTCATACAAGATCATCATATAATTGATGGGAAATCGATAAAATGGGGAATGGCAAAGGACGATGTTTCACCACAAGATATATTCAAATTGGCGAATGGTTCTGCAAGTGACCGCGCCATTGTAGCGAAATATTGTATTCAAGATTGTAATCTAGTCCACCATTTGGTCAATAAAATCGACGTCATTACAGGCTATATTGAAATGGCGAGTATTTGTAGTGTCCCTATTAGTTTCCTCGTATTCAGGGGTCAGGGTATAAAACTCACCAGTTATGTAGCGAAACAATGCCGGATAATGAATACTTTGATGCCCGACCTAGAAAAATCGTATGATGCTGATGGATATGAAGGCGCGATTGTCTTGGATCCCAAATGTGCGATATATATGGATAATCCTGTGGCATGTCTAGATTATTCTTCCCTCTATCCATCGATAATGATTAGTGCGAATCTCTCTCCCGATAGTAAAGTATGGACGAAAGAATACGATTTGGATGGGAAACTCATTAAAGAGGTGGGACAAAAAGACAAGACGGGGAAATTCATATATGATGATTTGTCAGACTATCGGTATTTAAATGTCGAATATGACACGTTTAAATATATTCGGAAATCGCCCACTTCTAAAGCCGAAAAGACGAAAGTGGGGAAAAAGATTTGTCGGTGGGTCCAATATCCCGATAATAAAAAGGCGATTATGCCGGCGATTTTGGAATCGCTCTTGAAAGCCCGTTCTGATACGCGTAAAAAGGGCAAGACGGAAAAAGACCCCTTTATGCAGAATATCTTGGATAAACGCCAATTGGGTTATAAAGTCACCGCCAATTCTCTATATGGACAATGTGGTTCTCGGACCTCCTCCTTTTATGAAAAGGATGTGGCGGCATCGACCACCGCCACAGGACGGATGATGATTACCTATGCCAAAAAGATGATTGAAGATGTATATGGAAATCGTATGTATGATACGGAAAAACACGGGGTCGTATTGAGTCGTGCCGAATATGTCTATGGGGATACCGATTCTGTATTCTTTACCTTCAATTTAGAAGACCCCACGACGGGGGAACCTATTCGTGGCGAAAAAGCCCTCGAAATCACCATCGAAATGGCACAAGATGCCGCCAAATTGTGTTCTCAATGGCTCACTGCTCCTATGGAATTGTCGTATGAAAAAACGTTGATGCCCTTTATACTCTTGTCTAAAAAACGGTATGTGGGGATGTTGTATGAAACTGATCCCACCAAGGGGAAACTCAAATATATGGGTCTCGCGTTAAAACGCCGTGATGCATGTGATTATTTGAAAGATGTATATGGTGGTATTCTTACTATACTCATGGGTAGTAGTAATGATACTATTCAACGGGCAGTGGAATTCTTGGATCATTCATTAGAACAACTTATACAAGGAAAAGTGGGGATGGACAAATTGATGATTACAAAAGCCTTGAGTTCGGGATATAAAAACCCCGAACGTATTGGTCATCAAGTATTGGCGAATCGGATGGGTCAAAGAGATCCGGGGAATAAACCCAAACCGGGTGATCGTATCAAATATATATTTATACATCAGACCGATAAAAAGGCGCTCGTCGGTAATAAGATAGAAACACCTGAATTCATTATCGAGAATAAATTGAAGATTGATTATACCTATTATATTACCAATCAATTGATGAAACCGATATTACAATTATTCGGTTTGGCAATCCGTGAAATTATGGAGTTGCGTAAATGCCGGGGTAAATATACACAATATAAATTGCAAATCGAGAAACTACAAAAGGAATATCCCAATCTAGAAGATTATAATAAGAAGAAGGAAAAATTATGTAGCAATTATGTGGAAGAACTCGTTTTCAAGAGAATCCTGGATAAAATACATAATGACAGGAATCGTATCAATACGATGGATGGTTGGTTAGTCCTAAAGTAGGGACTTGAGAATAATATAATACATTTTTTATTATATTATAATATAAATATATCAAAATAGATTATCACTTGTATCATATATATATCGAACAATCGGAATATCAATTTCATATTCATAATTTACATCATATTCCGCCAATATTGAATCTAATGATGTTAATAAAGATGAACGATTCATATTTGAATTGCCCATATTAAATGTCATTCTTTGTCTTGTATTTTGATTTTGATTTTGATTTTGATTTTGATTTTGATTTTGATTTTGATTTTGATTTTGATTTTGATTTTGATTTTGATTTTGATTTTGATTATCTTCCTTTTCTTCTTCTCTTTCTTCTCTTTCTTCTCTTTCTTCTCTTTCTTCTCTTTCTTCTCTTTCTTCTCTTTCTTCTCTTTCTTCTCTTATGTTAGATCTGGAGGGTAGTCGTCGTCGGTTATATGTGCGAATATCATATCGACAAACAGGACACCGCACATTTTGATGAAACCAATCATTAATAGATGCTTCTTTAAAGACATGACCACAATGTAGAATCCTTTTCACACGTTCTCCTTCTTGGAAATTATCCAATGTGATAGGACAAGATGTAAATTGATTACTGGCATCGATAGAAAAAAGGAATATTTCAGTAGCATTTTCTATTTGTTGTGCAGTAGGGGTAATGAGAACATCTTGAAATGTGGCGGGGTCAATTGTAATAATGGTATATAATAATTCATCGAGATTATTAGTATAATTGATACGACTACTATTATTATTATTATTATTATTACTGGGTATATTCTGATTCTGATTCCTCCTTATATTCTGTAATAAAGTAGGTAATGAATGACTTGTTGATTGGCGATTTGGTTGTCTTGGTAATGGCAAAGTAGAAGGAGGAAAACGAGAACCCTGTGTTTCTTGTCTATTGTTTCGATAATCTATAAGATCTTGAATTGTCTGTGTAAATCTACGGATGTTCTCATTATATTCACGTATATTTTCATTATATCCTCTATATATTTCTTGTAAAATGTCCAAATATTCATCTATATGTATGTTATTATTAGTGCTATTATTGCTATTATTGCTATTATTTCGATTAATATTCGGACGTTCTCGGTTCTCATGATATTGGCGAGATCGACGAGAAGGTCGCGAATAAACAATATTGGGATATTCCGCTATAATACTTGTAATTAAATTCTGAAAACTTTCTTCTATATCTGTAATCATAAAATTGATCTTGTAAGAATATAAATATTTAGTTTTATATACTATAACAATTTATATAATATTTCATGAAAATGGATTTATCTAAATATCATACGAATGGACTTACAGGAATCGAGAATGTAGGTAATACTTGTTTTATGAATGCTTGTATTCAGGTTCTCAATCATACCTATGAATTACACCATTTCTTGGATTCAAAAAAATATTCGACCTACCTGAAAGAGAACTTGGAAGAATCCACCATTATTAGCGAATGGAATGATCTCCGCCAAATAATGTGGAGTGGTAATGGTGTTGTAACACCCAATAAATTCATAAATGCTATACAGAAAATCGCCAAACATAAAAACCGAGAGGTATTCACCGGGTTCTCACAAAACGACATGCCCGAGTTTCTAATGTTTGTCTTGGACTGTATCCATGATAGTATTTCTAGAACCGCCAATATTACTATCTCTGGAAAAGCGGAAAATAAAAAGGATAAATTGGCATTGGAATGTTATAAAGTCATACAAAAAACATATTCCACTGAATATTCTGAAATATTGGACCTATTCTATGGTATTATGATTAATGAAATTTTGTCGGTGGATGGTAAGAAGAAACATTCTATAAAACCCGAATTCTATTTTATATTGGATCTTCCTATTATTGAATACCTATTCGATGGACAACAAGTCCATTGTCGTGATTTATATGATTGTATTAATTTATATCATAATGCCGAAGAATTGGTGGGTGATAATGCGTGGTATAATGAAAAATCCAATAAGAAGGAAGATATAAAAAAACAGTCGTCGTTCTGGAATTTCCCCAAAATATTGGTCATTACTTTGAAAAGATTTAGTCCCGACGGGGAAACGAAAATGAATCATTGTATAGATTTCCCACTGGATAATATGGACTTGTCAAAATATGTTTGTGGATATAATGCCAAATCGTTTATATATGATTTATATGGGGTATGTAATCATATAGGGGGTGTTTCGGGTGGTCATTATACCGCCATTGTCCGAAATATAAAGGGCGAATGGATCCATTATAATGATAATATTATAGAGAAAATAGAGAACCCACGTGAAATCATCAATCCTATGGCATATTGTTTATTTTATCGCAAAAAAAATAACCTAGTATAATATATGTCGGCATTGTCTGGATCTTCTTCTGATATTTCAGGAAATAAAACTGGTGCTTCTGGAAATGTAGGAATCAATGATACTAGTAAAACCACACCCCCAATGGAATTCTCGACGTTTTTATATAAAATGTATAATGAATCCAACACCATTTTTTTAGTAATGTTTATAGTGATTTATCTAATATCCTATTTGATTTTAGGGTTGTTTTTTAGTTCTAAAAATGGCGATATATCCACCTTCCAATTGCGATTAAGCCGGTTTCTAGATTTGATATTTTTAGTAGCATTTCTCGCCATTTTATCGACAATGTATTATAGTTCTGGATCATCATCCAATAATGAGATATTATTTAACAATATGTATAACGCGTTTACCTCGTATGTAAATAGTAGTTTATCCGTGTTTTCTACTCTCTTCTTTATTGTCATTTTTTATACCATGATTTATTTATTCGGTATTCCTATGGCATATGGTGCGAAACCTATATTCATATTACTCGTTGAAAGTCTGGCGTGGTTATTATTAATGATTGTCATTTTCTCCGATTTTTTTAAATATATTCTTCATATCAATTTAATTGATGCCATTAATTCCATATTTAATATTACCTCCACCACTACGAATTCTATTATCCATACTACGATGGATGCGTCGGGTTCTCTAGTTGACCTTTCTGGGTCTCGGGTGGATGTCTCGGGTTCTCTAGTTTCTGGGTCTCGGGTGGATGTCTCGGTTTCTACACTATCTTCTATGATTACATCGGCTGATACGAATGAAGTGTTTAATATTGGTAATAATTTATATACATATGATGATGCTCAAGCCATTTGTTCTTCTTATGGTGCAAATATAGCGACATATGATCAAATAGAAGAGGCATATAAACAGGGGGGCGAATGGTGTAATTATGGATGGTCGGATGGACAAATGATATTTTTCCCTACTCAGAAAAAGACGTGGGATAAATTACAGAAATCGTCCGAACATAAAAATGATTGTGGTCGTCCGGGAATTAATGGTGGGTATATCGCGAATCCATATATGAAATTTGGTGTTAATTGTTTTGGTAAAAAACCGACAGCAACGTCTGATGATGTCGCGAGATTAAATGCGAGAGCGAGTCAAGTTCAACCCAATACTGCTGCGGACATGGAATTAGATAAAAAGGTCCAATTTTGGAAAGAGAATGCATCTAAAATGTTACAGATTAATTCATTCAATACCAAACAATGGTCTGAATGGTAAAACTCATTCAATACCAAACAATGGTCTGAATGGTAAAACTCATTCAATACCAAACAATGGTCTGAATGGTAAAACTCATTCAATACCAAACAATGGTCTGTGTAGAAAATTGAAATGGAATGTTATTTATTAGTTTTGTAATAATAAATAAAAATAACATAATATGACAGATAAAAGAAAGAAACCGATGGTATTTAAAAACGCAACCACAATTGTATTGAATAAATTGATACAAAAACGATTCTCAAATACACCGATAGATGTTCTCTATCATATCTTTGATTATATTGAAGATATAGAAACAGAAACAGAACATTATTATCTCACATTTGAAGGAATCGTAGTTCCTCTTTATCCACAAATATTGAAAACCCTGTCCAATAGAATAGAGAACCCCATTGAAATAAAAAGGGCAGGGGTTTCTTTCTCACGGAGTGATAAATATTCCACCGATGAATATTATATGTTTCGTATAAATAAAAAAACAATATATTTAGAAACAGTCAATTCCCCCAAACAATGTATTTATTTATCCACTAAAAATTCGCGATATTATTACATGAAAGGGGCTTGGATTGATTTGAATAATTATTATAGAGAATATGATGAAGAAAATACAATGGTATTTGATGTAACACCGTTGCCTAAATTTTATAAATAAATGGTACCTTCATCATCTTCATCCGATTCAAATGAATCTTTCGATGTTACTGTGGATGAAGGAGGTGTTCGTGCCACATTTTGTAAATAAGCATTTACATAAGATAATATATAAGAATCATCACCTTCCCAATTCAAATATTCTTCCCCTTCTATGGTCATTTCATAGACCGCAAAACACTTTTTTTCACTACTTAGTAAATAGATGTATATATTACATTTTCTGAATAGAGTTACATCTACTTTGATGGTAAATTTATATACTCGTTTCCCTTGAATAATCAAATCATTATAGGGTGTGATTATATATACCATTTATAAAGTAGATAGAAAATTATACCAAAATATGCCAAAAATATAATTATCGTTTTCTTTTCTATATACCGCCACTTATTGATCGAATAGGATTATTTTCGGGATTTCTTGGTTCTCCTCTTTATTGTGTTGGTATCTTGTCCTTTTACTTCGGCAACTAAACTGAATAATTGATTGAATAATTGGTCGGGTATGACTTCCATATAGGCGAGATTGCCACCCCCCTTTTTATTGTTTTTGTTTTTGTTTTTGTTTTTGTTTTTATAAGAGTCAGTGGATGGTAATATAGATTTCGCTCTATCGTGTGAATCATAAGAAAAAGGTATGGCTAAATCCTCAAAAGGTATGGCACTCACAAGTGTGTTGGTAAGACCCAGTGCCTTTTTTCTCTCCAATTCTTTTTCAATAAACTCTTTCATAGAGAACCCACAACATTTCGTTTCTTGTTGCCTTTTGTCTTGATTGTAAACGTTTCCAAATAACATATTTGATTGTTTTATTACTTCTATATATTTTTTTTATTGCTTTTTTTTGTTGATATTGTTTCCTAAATGTTGGGTTTGTTTATTTGTTTATATTACAATTTTTGGTAATATAAAAAGATTATCTTTGTTTTCTAGTATTACGACGTTTTGATGACCTTTTATTTTTATTTGTACTCCCCCCACCTAATCCTATATATTTTTTGACTTTTGTGATTCCGTTGTTGATTTTTGTGATTCCGTTTTTGATTCTTGTGATATAATTTGGGTTTTTTACATAAGTACTCTCAACCTTATTTATTGTAGGATCCCAGCGCAGAGTTCTTACATATCTACTTGTTGTGTCTATGGGTGAAGGACTTCGAGGTATCCTGTAACTATTATAAACAGGTGGCATATAATATATTATTTTTATCCATCGTCATTTCTTACTATTTCTTTATCGGGGTTCTCCTTATATCCTGAACGATGCTTGTTTCTCTATGTTCTTTCAAATATGCGACGATAAAATCGATTTGTTCTTGATCCTTCAATATTTCACCTAAACATTTTTCTATATATGTAAATGAAAGAGCCGTCGTTTCTTTTTTACTATAGACTTGTAATTGATAGTCATCATCGATGGTGATTTTAGGTGGAGGTGAGAACCTATTCAGACTTGCCACGATTTCTTGGGCGAGTTCCTGTTTTTTCTCTCTCATCTCTTTTGTTTTTTCATTGATGAATTTGATCTTCATATCAAGAGAACTCCATTGTTTGATTTTTTCCGAGATGATTCCATTATTTGAGGTTCTCTCTACTTCACTGGATTTTACTAAACTATTCATTATAATATAGGGAATAGTTTATTTTTATATATTGGTCATACATAGTCCTAACGTTTTTTTCTTGTCGAACTATTTTTACCTCGTTTACCAGTCTTGCCTCTTTTAGGTTTTTCTGTGGCGGCACCTAATACATCCTTCACACCCTTCTTATACTCATTTGCTCCATCTCTTAAAGCGTCCTTGAATTTATATAGCGGATTCATCGCCTTTTTTTCATTATAGAATTTTTTTACAAAATCAGTCCAAGCAGTCATTTTATATACTATAGACAGAGATTTTTCCTAAATTATGGAGGGGGCTACTATCTGGATGGTATTTTATGTTGATTAATTATATGATTTTACTTTATCTACTGCTTCTTCTATTCTTTTTGCTCTTTTTTCTTTTTCTTCTGGTTAAATTCTTGTGTCTGCTCCTTCTGCTGCTGCTGCTTCGTCTAGTCCTGCTGCTTCGTCTGCTTTTGCTGAGTCTACTTTTGCTGCTTCGTCTGCTTTTGCTGAGTCTACTTTTGCTCCTTCTGCTCCCGTTGGGTCTGATGTAGGTTCTTTTTCTGCTGCTGCTTCTTCGTCTACTACTTTTAATTCTACTTTGTCCGCAATATACATCTTATCGCCAATTTTTATTTTAAAATTTTTCAAAATAATAATACTACTCATTATATTAATATTAATATACCATTATAAAATTAATACCCCAAATAAAACACAACAAATCATATAGGAGGAATAGAAGACACATGAGAATCCATAGAAAACCCATTCATACACCTCAAACACCTCAAAAGAAGAAACAAATTCGCTAAAATAATAAAAATCAAAAAGACGTGGTAAATACAAATGAACCAAATGTAAATATAAATCTCATTATAGAACAAATTATAAAGTGGTTGAACAACTTCCCTAAATTCTTTCCGTATATCTTCATTTTGAAAAAACGAAACAAGAGTTTCCCGTATATTTTTCATATTTAGTTTAGACCAATACTAAAAAAATAATATTCCAACGAGTAAAATACATAGAAAAAATATAATAGAATACACTATATGGAAGATATACACGAACCAAATGAAACATTCCCTTTTGATAAATTAGTCTTGACAAAACCCACGCTCATATCGGGTGGTAATTATTTCATCCGATTCTTATTGAAAAATGAACACGTCTATATACAACCACCTAAATGTTCTACCAAACAAGGAATTATAAAAGCCCAGAAAAAGTATTATACTGATCTGACATTTTCCAATGAAAACGAGATTTTCATCCATTGGATGGAGAAATTGGAATCCACTTGTATCGAATATATCCATCAAAACCGGACCTTATGGTTCGATACAGAAATGGAAAGGAATGATATTGAAAATTACATGACATCACCCATCAAAATATATAAATCGGGTAAAATCTATTTACTTCGTGTCCATCTTCCAACTATGAATGGTAATCCCACTATGAAAATATATGATGAAATGGAGAACGAGATTCCCCTTGAAACCATTACCGAAAAGATGACGTTGATGACGATATTGGAAATTCAGGGCATCAAATGTTCTAGCCGTAGTTTTCAAATCGAGATTGAAATGAAACAAATGATGGTAATGAAACCGGCGAATTTATTCGAGAAATGTATTATCCGACCCAAAGTAGTGGCACCATTAGCATCGATTGAATCTTCGGTGCCGATGGTAAGAGAACCAGGTTCTCTTACTTCTGTTTCTTCTATTTCTTATGAAAACGAAGAAAAACCAGAAAAACCAGAATCTTTAGGAAATACTACCGAATCATCATTATGGGGTCACCCGGACGAATCAATCGACAACACACCACCACCACCACCCCAAATAGAACAACCCCAAATAGAACCACCCCAAATAGAACAACCCCAAATAGAACCACCCATAATGGAAGAGATATTTTCCGCACCCGAAGAAGAAGACGAAAATGAAATAAATATATATACATCACCATTTAGTGAAGAATTGGAGGAAGTGAAAATATGTGTAGATGATTTAGACGATTCTGATAAAATCGGTATTAAACCTAGAAACGACGTATATTATAAATTATATAAAGATGCCAGAAAAAAGGCGAAATTGGCACGTGATATGGCATTGTCGGCATATTTAGAAGCAAAGAATATTAAAAATACATACCTTTTAGAAGATTTGAGCGATAGTGATGATGACAGTGATTTAGATTTAGAAGAAGAAGAAAACCAAGAAAACCAAGAAAACCAAGAAAACCAAGAAAACCAAGAAAACTAAAACGAAAACGAAAAATAAAGATCCAATGTCAATGAAAAAAGACTTTCAATAAGATTTATTTAGAAAAAATAATTAAACATAAATAATTTTATCCCCCGTTTATATAAACTGAATGTTCAATCAAATTCGAAGTGGAATAGCAAAATTCTTTACAAAGGAAAGGGTCCTAATATTGATCATTTTTATCGTATTAATGTGGGCTTTATATACCTATTCTGGTGTCAAGTTTAACGTAAAGGATGGTTTAGAAGGCGGTGATAAAAACAAGGCATTATCTGGTTCCGATTATTCGAATCCAAGCACTGGTGGGGCGGGTGCAACTGCGGGGGGTCCAATCCCTGGACCTCAACCAAGTCAATCAGGTTATAATGTAGTCAATACAGTCAATCCTAGTGATCTTTTACCCAAAGATTCCAATAGTCAATGGTCCGCCTTGAATCCGCCCTCTGTGAGTAATGGTAATGGCATGACCCCCGATCTTTTACAAGCCGGTTATCATATTGGTATTGATACTATTGGTCAGACTCTTCGTAATGCCAATCTCCAATTACGTTCTGACCCCATCATTCCTAAAGTGAATGTTGGACCATGGATGCAGTCGACAATTGAACCCGATCTTATGCAGGTCCCTCTTGAATTAAATAGCGGTGGTCGTTAAATAATATATTATTAGTAGAATAAGAATAGAAATTATCATATTAATATGATAAGTTCTCTCTATCTCTCTATCTCTCTATCTCTTGTCCCTCCTCCTCCTCACTCGCCCTTTCTCCTCTCTTTCTCTTTCTCATTAGTAAATTAGATGTATAGTAAAAATAAAACATTTAGTATATACAAGGGAAAGAAAAGGATAAGAATGAGTACATCATCCTCATCATTTGATTTTATGGATGTCATATTTTATCTTGGTATTGTGGTGTTTTTTATAGTTTGTGTATATATCTATTTAGACGCAACTGATAGTTTCAAACTTACATGTATAGTATCCGGGGTAGATGGAAATAAGTATTGTGTAAGAGAACGCGAAAAGATTCAAGCCGCCGCCGATTTATTGGCGAAAACCACCGAAAAATGTAAAGAATTAGTCGATTATATGGGATCGAAATATCCCGAAAAGGAGAACGTCCAACGGTTAGTCCAAGGATTTAATCCCAAGACGGTAATGGAGACATTACCCACCAGTTCATATACGGCATATAGTGAGAATAAGGGGGAAAAAGTCGCCTTTTGTTTAAACAAGTCAAAAGAAGATAATGAGGATTTGATAGATTTGAATACCTTGATGTTTGTCGCTATACACGAATTGTCACATATAATGACTGTTTCAATTGGTCATAAAACGGAGTTTTGGGAGAACTTTAAATTCCTATTAGAAAATGCCAAAGAGGCGGGATTACATAGTCCCGAAGATTATAAAAAAGCACCGAAAGAATATTGTGGTATGAAAATCACCGATAATCCATATCACGATTTGTAGAGGGTAAAAAAAATGAATGAAATACGAAGAACCTATGTAGTTGTAACCCCGAAACCCAAACCTAAAACCTCACCATAATAAATGGATGGCTAAATTATTGGCACTATATGGGTCTCGTTTCCAATCCCCTTTAATATGGGTGGCACGTTGTAAGTAATTCCGTCGTCGGGTCATGTTTTTATGTTTGGTGAAATCTTCATATGGCAATTGTCCGAAATGTGTTGTTTTATTACCATTAAAAAGGGCATATTTTTTGTTTTTCCTTGTGCTAATATAAAGTGCAGCATCATTCTTTTTATCTAATATACCGATTAATGTTTCTGATGAGTGATTATTTTTCATCGTCATCTTTGTCTTTGTTTTTGTTTTCGTCTTTGTCTTATGTTGATTATAATATTGTTTCGCCAATTTTAGAACCTGTTTGGGATTGCTATATGTTGTTAATTCTGTTAATTCAGTCATATAATAATGTGTATAAAACAAAAAACATAAACATAAACATAAACATAAATGATAATGCATAACATTTAGAACGCGGTGAATGAGCCGTGTTCGTGTGATGAAATCCAGTATGGATTTCATCACAAAGGATTGCTTTTAGAAATTGGTCTGTCTAAAATGTTCTCCTCACTTATTTACATAAGACGGAGACCACCCATCAAGTTAATACCAAGACCGGTTCCTACACCATTACGGGCAGAAGAGGCAGCAGCAGGGAGATATATATCTAATATACTGAAGGTAGCAGCAGCACATAATGCTAATATCAATATTTCCTCAAAATCAATCTTTTTCTTTAATAGGACTATACTACATATAGCCACTACTAAACCCTCGATTAGATATTTAATAGCACGTTTTAAGAATTCGTTCATGTCCAACATTTTCAACGTATAATATAAATAAATATATTTTTCCCATTATAAAAAGACAATTACTATTTAAATTCCTAAATCTGAAAAGGATGACTTTATTTTTTCTTCCTAAATTCTTCTTTTATATTTTTATATTTTTATATTTATTATCCTAAATATCCAAACTCATTGTATTTCTATCGGATTTATTCTTTTTACGATAGGATTTCTTGGGTAAATTCGAATTCTGTAAATCTCTTAAAGAAGAGACTGAAATCATCGAATCCTCATCTTGACCACTTTCATGTATATCTATATTACGCGTTTTCAAACCCGAAAGGATCGAATCAATATCTGTATTCTGTGGTCCTTTCATCTCTGGTCTTGGTCTTGTTTGTTGCTGTTGTTGCTGTTGTTGCTGTTGTTGCTGTGGTGCTTGTGTCTGATTATATAATCCCGCCCCCTGATTTAATTCGATGCCGGGTTCTCGAAACATGGTTCCACGCCCCATACTTATATCGGGACGATTAGTTGTTTCTGTAAAAACCATTCCGGGACGTTGCATAGGTGGTTGTGATTTGGTCTCGACGGGTGCTGGTGGTGGGGGACCACGAGGACGATTCGCTTGTTCTTGCATCATATTACTTGCCATGGCAAATCCAGGACTTTGTTGAGACATACTACTAACGGTGGCATTAGTAAACATACGCATCAATTCGGGACTCTGTTTAATCACATCATTAAATGCGGGGGTGGCACTCGATAATGCTTTATTCGAAAAATTCAAAACGGCGGCACTGAATGCCACGCGTAATAATAGGGATATTTCGGGTGCCAATTTACCGCCCTTGTATTTATCATGAAGTTCTGAAAAAATCTCCTCATAACTATCAATGTCCTCACTTACTTGTTCTCCCCATCCATCCAAATTCAAATCAAAAGGATTGAAAACGGCATTGGCATATTCCATTGAATTGATAAATGTCATAAACCACCATCCTTGTAATTTCATACTATCCTTTTTTCGTTTTTCTTCCAATGCGGTTTCATATTCATCCTCGATTTCTTCATACGAAGAATCCAGAGTGAAATGTGATGTTTGTTTCAATAAACCCTTTTCGTGCCATTCATCCAATTTCTTAATCATCATTCGTTTTTTCCGGCGTTTCTCTCTTTCAGAAATATTGGGACCACCACCACCCGATTGAGGGATTTCATTTATTTTCGAGAACCCATCCCATGTTTTGGTATTACCAATGGTTTCACGTGTAGCATTTCCAATATTGGAATCTGTGGCATCGGCAGTATAAGCGACATTTTTAGAACTACCGTCATCAGCGGTTGATCCACCACCACCACCACCACCACCCATAAAACCGCCCATATTGAAAAAATTAGAGGCGAAACCAGAGATTGATTTAGTATCAAGACCTCCACCACTAGTACCACTGTTAGTGCCATTATTACCGGAAAGGCGATTCAAATCTTCTTCTAAAGAATCTAAATCACTCAAATGAAACGCCGAACCCGAACCCGAACCCGAACCCGCCGAAGAAGAACGGACTTTATCATTCATTAATAATTCTATACCACTACCAAAATTAACTTTTGGGGAGGATGAATGTATATCATTATTATCATTGAAATTGAGACTGATGGGTTCTAAAGAGTCTAATCCACCTAAATCGATTACTTCCATTTTATATTATGATAATTATATAAATAATATATTTATATCATACGCGGGACTATTTATATTATTTATCCTGTTTTTGTTTTTGAATATACCAAATTCCTTGTAAAAAACAATCGGCATAATCGTCTTTTTTAGATACTTCTAAACATCTTTTCCAAGGTTTTAATTGTGGGTTCTCTTCTAAAAATAGAGAACATATTTCGATGCCTCGTTTTTTGTTTTCCTTGTATTTATTTTTATCATGTATTATTTTATCGAGGGTTTTATCAAGGTTTTTTTCTGGAGAAGAAGCAATATTGACGACCATACTATTTTGTAAGGGTTCTTGTCTTGTTTGAGTGGAAGAGAAAGAGGGGGGTGGAATTACCTTTAATTTATTTGAAGATGAAATGAATTCAATCGAAATATCGCCATTTTTCATAATGAAATATTGTGCCAACATACCTTGAATCGTTTTCATACGTGTAGCAATAGGAGATATTTGGTTCTCAATAATGACATGACTAATATGTTCTATTTCATTTACACCGTCTAATTTCCGTTTGAGGTTTTTCCCAATTGTAATCAATTCAGTATCATTGGCGGATTTCTTCACCTCGAAATGGAGAACCTCAAAACATTTTAAAGTGAAAAATGCGTCCATTTCTACTATGATTTCCTTTTTCATTTTTGGTGGGGGGTGGGTCTCTGAAAATATAGAATATTGTTCGGCTATTTTCAATAGATCTTCTATTTTTTTACTTTTAATATTCGAAAACTCTTTTTTGGGAATGATATAATGAGAACTTTCTTTGGCATGTTTTTCACAAAAACATTCACCACCTTTTTTATATTTCGCGGTTTTTTTACAAGGTTTCACATCCTCGTTTTTATTGGATTTAGTTTTCTTTACATTTACATTTGATATAAAAGAACACATAATACTGTTTTCTATAGGTTCTCCATTGTCCATAAGATTAAGAATATTCCAATCTAAAATAGTAAAGGAAGATTGGGTATTGGATTGAAGAGGAGAACAAGAAACATCAAAAATACAATACGCCATGTTTTTTATACCTATATCAAAACTAATGAGTTTCATATTATTGGATACTATGTCAAAGTGTTTATATTAGTATTGATGAATATAAGAATTCTTCATAAAATCGAATTTATGAAACAATACAAGAGAATTCAGGAATTGTGGTCGTCGATCCATATAGAATTGTATTCAGTAGTCTTGAAAACTAAACCCAATATGTATAATCGTCTCATCAATTTAGGATTTATTGAATATGATGAAAATGTATTTGTCAGATAAAATATAACATATAAAAAACATAAAACATAAAAAAAATGCATCCCTTTTTTTATATTCAAACTATAATGGAAGAAACAAACAATGAAGCGAAAGAAAATATATCACACCAACAACCACAGCAATCACAACAAATCATATCTTGTAATAATAATAATAGATATAGATCCCCACAAAAAAACGTGGAACAATTGGAAAAGGCACACGACGATATTGATATGATTATTAACCATGCCAAGAAACACAATCATTCGAAAGAAGTTTTGGAAAGATTAGAAAGAAAAAAACGCAAATTATCTACTGAATTATTTGATGCCTATATTTACGGCGATGAATAATTCATCAATAATGTCTCGTCTTTTCATGTGTTCTCATTGGGTCATTGAGAACATGATGGTTTTTGTTTTTTTATTTATAATATATATATATATATATAATTATAAATAAAAAAATATGGGTTTAACGATTGATGATATGAAACATTCAAATGATATAAAATTATCACACGAAATTCAATTATTTATACCTATACAATATTCGGTGAAAAAACATATTTATTTTTACCAAACACTTAATAAAGTAGTTGCGAAATTAAAAAGTGAAATACCGAGAATAGAAAAATTAAGAAATGAACCAGAATTTTGTTTATTAATTTGTATATTGATCGAAAATATACTTCCCAAAAAGGCGGGTATTGATAAGAAAATATTGGTTATTAATATTTTAGAAGAATTATTTTTAGACCTCACGGTTGAAGAGAAACAACAATATAAAATGCGTATCCAATATGATTATGATAATAAATCGTATAAAAGAATCCCAGCATGGAAATATATTTTTTATAATATTGGTAAACTCATACACGATTTTTTTTTTTTGAAACAATTGTAACACAATCGACGTCAAGTTGTCGGATTTTAAGAATGGTGAAATATCAGGGTCTAAAATCCATCTTTATAAAATACAATATTATTAATTTTATGGTGTTATTATGATGATGGGGTCCAGACCATTACCAATTCGTTTTTTTCACATTGATAGTCACCGCATTCTTCTTTTTCGACTTTGTGGCATCATATGCTTCTTCATCATCATCATCCGTCATATTCTTTGATAATTCCCAGAATTCTTTTGAGCCGACTTTAAAATCAGGATGGGGTTCGGCTTTATACCAAAACACTTGATCCGTCAATTTATTCGATTTCGCATTATTATTTAAAACGAGACATTCATAATTTTCGGTGGTTTGATCCATGACTCCACAAAATGATTCGAAAGTTGGAAACATACTCGCATAATTTTCCCAAATACGTTTTCTATTTGTCATATAAGGTTCTCTTAATATAAATACATAATCTATATTGGTTCGTAGATTGGGCGGAATACCCAAAGGGTATTGCATACATATAATCAACATGATCTTTATATGTCGCCCATTCATAAATATCATTCTCATTAATTTATCTTTTGTCCAAGATTGATCATATAATACATCATCCATTAATACAAAGGCACGGGGATCTATCGTCGTCTTTTTATATTGTTCCAAATCTTTCTGGACTTGTTTCAAGACCATTCTTTGTCTTCGTAAAATGTTCTCTATTAATACAGTATTATATTCGTGATGTATAAATAATTTGGGGACATGACTTGAATAGAATCCATTGGATGCTTCTGTGCCAGACATGACGGTTCCAATAGGTATATCTTGATGATAAAACAAAAGGTCTCTTACGAGATATGACTTTCCCGTATCACGTCGTCCAATCATAACAATGACGGGTCCTTTGTTTTCATTTGCCTTGAATGTTATATCTCGCATATTGAATTTTTTCAATTCTAAAGTCATACCTTATATAATGTATGAGTCACCTTATATAATCCCATTATAATTTTAAGGAAACGTTCAAACGATTTAAAAAATATATAGCATCCACTTATATAATTGTGCTAAATATAACATTATGAAAAACGACGAATTTATAAGTATCCTTTATTCCAAAATAAAACCTTTAGAAATAAAGGATTTAGAAAAGGAATTTTTAGAGACAAGTGTTGATTCTAATAATGGTGGTGGTGGTGGTGGTGGTGGTGGTGGTGGTGATATAGAGAACATTTATAATCCATTTAAAATCAGTGGATTACAAAATTACAATCCCATTTATTCGCTGTTTTTCAATTTAAATGACTCGAATTATAATTCCATTTCTTTTCGTCAAAAATACCAAATGTATAATTTACACCAAGCCATCGATTCTGATACGGGTGATAAAGTAGACAAACGTATTTTTATAAAATATTCTCCCTTATTGGATCCGATCCGATACTTGACTGGAAAATATCCAACAGATGAAGTTATTTCGCTTCCATCTATCACATCGGCAAAAGATACTATTATCCAGCGTAAATTATCAGATACTAATAATGCTTCTTATGTGGACAATTTCTTTTGTTATCTTTCGAGTCGTCTTTACCATGATTATAATTTTCAACACGGAATCGATTATTATGGGACATATTTGGGAATACAGAAGCAATATATGATGAATATTAAGGATGATTATGATTTTGTGAAATCCTCTACGTTTTTCAATGATAATAATCGGCGACATTTTCATGTAGTGTCTGATATAGGTATTGATAGTCCTTCCGGTTCTCGTTCTAATAAAAAGAAGTTGATTTTATCCGATGATGTTGAAATAACAACTGATGATATAGATTTACTACCTGATAATGAATCACTTGTCTATATTAGTAAGGCGGGTGGATCTATAAACGATACATCTGAATTAATATATGAAGGTAATAACATATCTCGTGAAGAGATGGATGGTGATGGTGGTGGTGTTTATTCATCAGATGATGAAGAGTCTAGATCTGATTCTTCTTCGTCTTCGTCATCGTCTTCTTCTAGAGAAAACGATGACGAAGACGAAGAAGGAATGTCTACATCTACTTCGTCATGTTCTCTCAAAAAGGAAAGAGACGAAGGAGAAAGAGACGAAGGAGAAAGAGATGAAAGATCTAGATCTACTTCGTCTTCAGAATACGACGAAGAAGAAAGTATAGAGGATGCGATATATTCTTACATCTATAATTTCCCGGTTCAAATGATTTGTTTAGAAAAATGCGATGGAACTCTTGATAGACTTTTCGAAAAGGAAGAAATAGATGATGAAAATAGTGCCAGTATATTATTCCAAATAGTAATGATATTATTAATGTATCAACATGTTTTCCAATTTACACATAATGATTTACATACGAATAATATTATGTATATAGAGACAGATATACCCTATTTATTTTATAAATATAAAAACGAGACATATAAAGTCCCTACTTATGGAAAAATATTCAAATTGATTGATTTCGGTAGAGCCATTTATCGTTTCCAAAACAAGATATTTTGTAGTGATAGTTTCGCAAAGGGTGGTGACGCCGTAACACAATATAATTGCGAACCTTATATGAATGAAAGAAAGCCGAGAATCGATCCCAATTATAGTTTCGATTTATGTCGTTTAGGAACATCGATATATGATTTTATTATTGATGATGAAAGATATTTAACTACTGAATTACAAAAAACCGTCCATCGATGGTGTTTAGATGACAGTGGTAAAAATGTATTGTATAAAAAAAATGGGGAAGAAAGATACCCAAATTTCAAACTATATAAAATGATTGCGAGAAATGTCCATTCGCATACTCCAGAACAACAATTGAAATTCCCGTTTTTCCGACAATTCTTAATGAAAAATAAAGAGAGAACCCAATTTCCCAAAAACGGGATGATTATTCCTTGAACCCTTATTATCCCATTTTTATTGTGCTGTGCCTATTAGTATTTTCCTAGTAAAATTATATAATAATATGGTATTATATAATCCAAATATTGTATTGTATATGTCATCATCATCACTTAATATCAATCATTATTATTCCGATACCGATGAAGAAAAAGAAAATAATATCAATCCTAATCCACATCATTTTTCTTTCGACTTTCACGATGTGAAAAATGAGATTGCCGATGAAATAATGATAAAAAAGGCGAAAAAACGGGTTTCAATAAATAATATCATTAGTTATATTGAAAATGACTTATATAAAATACGTAATAACAAATCTGAAGATGCCACGGGAATACCCGATGAAAATGGTTATACTATATTCCACTCTATTTATTGTCAATTTATATATATAGGAATAATTGTATCTACTATTGGGGTTGTAGTAGTATACACCACCCTTTAATCTATTATTGGTTCAAGGTTCTCTATCTATCCCTATAAATATATCTATAAGAATCCGTTTTGAAACCATTGAATGTAGAAGACGCCGTATCTGTATAGGCTCCAAACATAGGAACAAATAACCAATCACCCACTGATAATTCCGGTAATAATATATTATCATACATCATATCCATAGAATCACACGTTGGACCAAATAGCCGGCTATTATATAATTTATTATATAATTTATTATAAGGTAATACTAATGGTTGGCTATGGTCGAAATATATACAATTGAAAGAACCATACATGCCATCATTCAAATAATAAATATTGGTTTGGGCATTTTTATTGTTGTCCGTCTCTGTTTTTTTCCCCATTACATTTACTACTAATGTCTGTGTTTTCTCTGCGAAAAATCTGCCGGGTTCAGCAATGAATCTTATTATATGGTTCTCTACTTCATTGGTGAAGAAATCGGTGATGCCAGTATTTACCCATTTCGCTATTTCTTCGAATGGGACAGTTTTATCGACTCCTTGAAAACCACCACCAATATCAATGATGGTGATTTCTATCCCCAAATCCTTGGCAATCATATACGCATTCCAACAATCCCTTATCGCTTGATAATATTGTTCTCCTGATGAACATCCACTCCCAACATGGAAACTGAAACCCACGATTTTCAAATCCAATGATTTCGCGAGAACCAACAATTTTTCTATATCTTTTGTATGTGCGCCGAATTTTTTACTGAATTTACAAATAGATTTACTATCATCTACGGCTATACGTAATAGTAATTGACTAGTTGAATAATTCTTTGCTATTTTATATAATTCTTCTTCATTATCAAATGTCATTTGACGTATATGATTCTTGGAAGCATAACGAATATGTGACGGCATTTTACAAGGATTCGCAAATAGAATCCTCGATGGATCATTCGTTACTTCCAATATCGTCTTCATTTCTGATTCACTCGCACAATCGAATTTAGAGCCGAGAATAGAGAGAACCTCTAATAGAACCGGATTGGGATTACATTTCATAGCATAATATATTTCAATGGTGGGAAGGAGACGTTTCCATTCAATAAAAGAATGAATTAGTTCTCCTATATCCACTATATAAAAGGGGGTCTCATTTTTAATGTTTTCCGTTTCTACTAAAGAACATTCGATTATATCATATATCGTTTTTTCAGAATCATATATTTTCACATTGTTTATTGAAAACACCTTTTCTAGGTTCTCGATTTGGACCGTATCAATAAAATATTCGATACTTTGAAATATTGAAGAACATTTCATTAATAATATAAAAATATAAATATAAATATTATTATATTATTTATACCTACAGATACAGATACACATACTATAACAATGAAAACACGTAGTCAAATGAAAAATACGGAATTACCAGTTCTTCTCGATTTTGACGAAGCATCCGACGCTTGGCGACGAAATAAAAAGGTGGTAAATGGTTATTTTGTCTATGTATGTGGGTTTCCTTTGAAAAGTGTGAAAGTTCTTTATTGTAAGAGACCATTACAAAAGAATGGTGAATATTGTATAAACCATAATAATAACGGATCTAAAATGGTTGATCGCATTAAAAATCGGGCTTGTCAGTAAATATCTGCGTGCCATTTACATCTAATACATTATTTTCAGTGATTATATTGAAAAAATCCCGTATGGAACTATTCATATAGAAAAAGATGAAACCTCCTAAACATCCAGAAATAAATACCATTACAGAATCACGGACTATTATTTTCAGGGGTTTCCACTCCTTTTCAATGAATTTCATCTCAACCACACGAAATAGTATGAAAAAAACTAATACAAATAATGCCAATAGAATTATATTATCCATTTTATATACAAAACCCGATTTATTTATACTGGAAATAGAACGAAATCTATATTTCTTCGAAATCCAATTTGATGTTTCCATTTGGATCCATGTCCAAGAAATCCAGACAGGATATATCGACATCCTCTGAACTTATTTTCAAACGCCCATAATCATCATCGTCGCCATCCGCATTAATAAAAGAGGTAGGTGGTGAGAACTTTGGCTCAGTATTCATTTTACTGATTGTTTCGATCGAGTTCTTCATTGTGTCAATCGGTGCGGATTCCTTTTCATATTCCATTACACGATTATTATCTTGGAATGTCAATTTTGTAATGACGGGTTTTTCATCCAAGTTCTCTATAACCGGCACCATCGGTGGTGTTTTTTCGTCTTCCAATTTCTCCTCATTGGGGGGGTCTATATCTTTATCTTTATCTTTATCTGTCTTTTCTTTGGACACTTCTGGTTCAGGTGCGATTTTTTCAATCAATATTTCTTCTTCATGTTCCATCGTTTCATCTAAATAAGACCGAATAATCGCCTCCGTGGGAATACTATCACGTATAGCAACCATTATACATTCTTGGACAATGGTCTCTAATTCGCGATTATTACGTTGATATTGTAGAGGAATAATATTCTTTTCAAATAAATATACATTGGAATATATCTTCCTCGCCACGTGAATATAGACCTTATGAATAAAATCATCCAATTTGGGGATAGATATATCAATCTTCTTTTGTTTATTACCCACGCGGATACACGTGAGAACCTTGAGTTGTATGATATGAACGCAAGTAATCAAGTCTTCTAAATAATTACATCCACTCTTGTCTATTATACGTTTGCGTTCTTCTTCGATAATGGTAGAATTCCATTTATGAATACGTGATAATAGGTTTTGAAATGTCATTAAATATTTATTGGGTTCTTCGTTCTCCTTACATATCTTCCACGCCTCGTTGAAAATGGAACGTATTCCATCAATAACTAAAGGTGATAATATTTGTATTAAACGACTACACCATTCATTACGCGATTCATTCAAATTCGATGGAATAAAATCATCCATTTTCTTGGATAGTTAGTATATAATATATATAATACTAAACCACTTTTATCTCTTTTTTAGAACGAATAAAATCCATCATGTATAAAAATAGATATTTCTCACATCGAAATTCTGACCGGACTCTTTCGAATTGTAATTGTATGATGGATTTTTCTTTTGTGGTATATTCAGGAGAACCTTGTATATATTCGATTAAATCCATTACACTGGACCCATTTTCATAAAGATGCCGGGATAAATGGACCAATTCAGTGGTCTCTTTTGTTTTTATACCTGCCATATTATCGGTAGTATGTGTTTTACTAATAAAAGTTGAAGAGGGTAGTTGATAATTACGATTAATGGAATAAGTATGGAGATTTTTAATAATATAATCATTCGGGACATAGATTTCACAAAACCTCGATAATATCGGTTTCAATAACTTTTCCTTGTTCTCTACTAAAATGAAAAAACGCGTATTATAACTAAAGACCTCGATACATCGTCGTAGTGCGGATTGTGCGTCGATCGTTAAAAAATCGGCATTCAAGAGAACCACCGATTTAAAGAGAATTCCATTATTCAATTGGATATTGGTCTTGGCGAAAAATTTCAATTCCTCACGGATGAATTTAATACCTTTTCCATGGGCACAATTGACAATCATGACATTCGTCTTGATTTTTTGTTTATCATCTTGATATATCTTATTGAGGAAATCATTCATAATGGTTCTCTTACCCGACCCTGGTAAGCCATGGAATATAATATGTGGCATTTTATTTGATTCGTAGAAATAGTTCAGTTTTTTATAAATTTCTTGGTGGATGTTTAATTTTGTGGTGCCAATACCAGTTCCAACATCCATGGTCTATATTCTTATTCTATTCTATAGTATGATATTGTGATGGGGTTTCTATATGATTTTTTTTATAACTAATTGTTTTGTGAAAATATACCTTTCTGGATACATGGTTCTCCTATTGAGATTACAAGATAAACATGCGATTTCGATATTACCGACATTATGTCCAATTGAATTGTCTATACGTTCTAATGTCCATTGTTTGGGTTCTCTCACGTTCTCATAGAGAACTTGGACGGGTTTCCTACAATAATAGCATTGGATCCTGGATTCGAATAATAGGTGGAGAACATGTTCCATTTTTATGAATTCAGATTCATTATATTTGTTCTTTTTACAATCTTGGGCTTTATATCCATTTAATTTTTGGACGATATTTTTATATAGTAGGTATTCTGGGGTTTTATCTTTTAATTCATTTGAGCCTTTGAAATTTTTTAATTCGTTGATGTTTTTATTGAGAGAATAAAAAGAATAAAGAGAATCTAAACATTGAATCTGTTGTTCTGTTTCTAAATCGGTTTCCTTTATTGTCCATTTGTCTGTTTGAGTAATAACGCGTTTTCTTTTGATTTTTTCAGGTTCTGGTTCTCTACTTGTTTCAGATTTTTTATGACGGGTTTCGTGTCCTATAAATGATATTGTTTTGGATTCTCTATCCATTTCTAAATAAGTATTTACTATTTTATTTTATATCTTATTATATAAGAATATAAGAAGAAGAAAGAATATAATAATATAATATAAATTTATTAATACAAGAATAAAGAATGGAGTTCTCTAGTGTCAATCATAATGAAGGTGAAGAGGAAGAAGAGAACCTAGAAAAAGAGGATGGTGAAGAGAACCTAGAAAAAGAGGATGGTGAAGAGGAGGAAGAGGAGGAAGAGGAGGAAGAGGAAGAAGAGAACCTAGAAAAAGAGGATGGTGAAGAGAACCTAGAAAAAGAGGATGGTGAAGAGAACCTAGAAAAAGAGGATGGTGAAGAGGAGGAAGAGGAGGAAGAGGAGGAAGAGGAAGAAGAGAACCTAGAAAAAGAGGATGGTGAAGAGGAGGAAGAGGAGGAAGAGGGTGATATTTGGAAAATGGTGGATGGTGAAAAAGAGAACCTTGTTCTTGTTCTTGGACAAGAAGAACAAGAAGAACAAGAAGAACAAGAAGAACAAGAAGAACAAGACAATACCAATACAGTGATTAATAAAATGCCAGAATATGCCCCCCCACTGCTCACATATACTCACAATATATTATGTTTTTCCTCATTGTTATTTCTTACCAATTCTATATCCGCCTATTATTATAATTATATTCTCTATTCTACTCTCTTTTTACTACTCACAATAACATCCCTACTTTTCCATTCTACATATACTATTTATACACTATTCATCGATAAATGTGCCATAGGATCAATAATATTCTATGGTGGATATATTATCTATTGTAAATCCACCATAGAGAACTTTATCTATATATCCATCATAGTATCGGCATTTATTGCCACCTTTATTTTATTCGTTTATGGATATTATACCCAACAATTCTGTTATCATCCAGATAAACAAATATCCACACAATCCCATATATTATTACATTGTATAAGTTCTCTCGCCCATCATTGTATTGTGGTTCTCTAATAATGAGGAAACATATAGACATTAAAATGATTTAAATATTATTTACTAAATAATATATAAAACATACATCATAATATGGAGACTACTATTGAAATTGAATCATCATCATCATCATCGGCGATTGAAGAAGAGAAAGAAAGAGAACCAGAACCAGAACCAGAACCAGAACCAGAACCAGAACCAGAACCAGAACCAGAACCAGAACCAGAACCAGAACCAGAACCAGAACCAGAACCAGAACCAGAACCAGAGAAAGAGAAAGAAATTCCTTTAAAAATGGAAGAGGTCTCTGTAAAAATTGATCGGGAATATAAAAAAGTATCATCCATCATTCCTTCCATACAAATAAATTCAGAAATGAATTACCAGATGATTGATTCATTATTAGAAACGGAAAAAACGAAGAATAAATTGGGGGCATGGAATAAATTCGACAAGACCCATAAAATGAAATTATTATATAAATATGCCGAAGAATATGGACTAACACAACAATATAGTGATGTCGAAATAAAGGCATTGAAAACGTTCTTTCTTAATAGTATTAATAATGGGAAATTTCAAAAGGCAAAGGATGTAAATTATGATAAAGAGAACCAAAAAATCATCGCCATTCCAGCACTTACTTATAATCGTTCTATGCAAAATTTCACATTAAAAATGGTCGATACGAAACGGGTTTCTACATTAAAATCATTGGCACCTCTTAAAAGGAGTTCTCTGAAAAATACCGAGGAAAAATAATGTGGGGTCGGGTTTTTGATTTTAGAGAACCTAAGAACCTAAAAACTAAAAACCCATATAAAGATTTTCACACTATTTATATATGAAATATCCCATCATCATTTTTTTACGCTACCCCAAATATTCGGCAATTGACGATTATCTGAATAAAAATAAAGATAAACTATTATGCACGATTCACATCATAGACGATTATCTCAAATTAAATCTATTATTCGATTCCAATTATCATCTATTAGTCACATTTGGGGAAAACGACGCGGAATATTGTGAGAATGTAAATAAAATCATAGCACCAAGAATGAGGAAACGATGGATTCATTATACTATGAATCAAATAGAAGACATTGACCGTTTCAATCAGGGTGTGAATTATTGTTATATCCATAATGTTTGTATGAACCCCGCCGATACGCGTGTCATATTTTCCCTTTTCACCACCTCTTATAATTCATATGATAAAATCCTCCGGGCGTATAATAGTATCAAAGTCCAGACGTTTCTCGATTGGGAATGGATCATATTGGATGATTCCCCTGATGATGAAAAACATTGGGAATATTTGAAGACGGCATTCGCTAATGATAAACGCGTCCGTATATATAAAGGTAGTTATGGAAATAATGGAAGTATTGGGAATGTGAAAAATGTGGCGGTTTCTTTATGTCGTGGAAAATACGTCTTGGAAATGGATCATGATGATGAAATCGTCCCGGACTTGTTGGAAAATGCGACGATGATTTTCGAATCGGATCCTGAAGTCGGTTTTGTATATGCCGATTTCACAAATATATATGAGAATGGCGATAATTTTTCCTATGGTGATTTTTATAGTTTAGGATATGCGGGATATTATCGTTCAAAATATAATGGGAAATGGCGCAATGTTAGTTCCACTGCCAATGTTAATAATATTACATTACATCATATTGTTGGGATTCCGAATCATCCACGTATATGGAAAAAGGATACTCTTATCAAAATGGGGAACTATTCCGAATTCTTATATATAAGTGATGATTATGAATTATTATTGAGAACCGCGACAATGACGAAAATAGTGAAATTACATAAATTGGGATATATTCAATATATGAATGAGGGGGGTAATAATTTTTCATTGATTCGGAATTCCGAGATTAATCGTTTGGGTCCGTATTTCATTACTCCTCAACAATATGAAATGCTCGGAATAGAGAATAAAATGAAGGCACTGGATGCTTGGGAAGATCCGAAATATAAAACAAATCTTTCACAAATATGGCGTCGTGGTGATGATGATGAGTATGTTCATAAAATGTGTAACAAGATTGTGAATTTGGATTATAAAAGACAATATTGTATCATAGGGTTCGATACTCTTTTACGAAATAAAGAGGTGTTATATGAACTATATAATGATCCCACTAATGATTTCATTGTATTGGATAATCGTAAATCGAGCGATGAATTATGTGAGGAATTGGATTATTTCGAATTTGGTAGAATGAAATGTTATGGTTTTGATAGCGGTGATGACATTACTGATAAAGAATTGGAAAGATATTTTATGTTGATCTATAAGAGTTGTGAAGAATATGCCATTTTCCGTAGATAAATGGGTTTGTATTGGTCTGTGTCTAAAATTGAAATATAATCTATGGTGATAGATTATATTACCAAAATCCACCATTAAGTAAAATGAATACTGAAAACGAAATCGAAACAGAATCAAAAACCGAGCATGTTGTCACTATGGATATAGAAAACGTCATGACAGAAAGACAACACTTTTTAAATTCCCCCAATTTGGAAGAATCAGAAAAACTGGAAATAGAAAACCAAATCGTCGAAGAAATCGATGATTATTTCAAAAAAAACATCCTGGATATGTCTTCCCCATTATTCTATGATACTATGATACAATATATGAGTGAGGTATTCTTATCTGAATGGAAGTCTATAAAAATATGTGAGGACGAAGATTATGAAGATATAGTGATTATTATAAGAGAACATTTAGAAAATTATTGTTCTATGAATATTGTGCCCCCACGATTCAAACGAGAAATAGAATCTATTACTATTAGTTCTATCGACTTTCCAAAAATAAAGGCACAAATCGAGTTCTTACAAACAGTCCCACAACCACAACAGAAAACCCAGGAATGGTTTCAAATGCGTAATCAAATGATTTCAGCGAGTAATCTATGGAAAGTTCTCGGGAATACAAGTCAAGTGAATAGTATTATATATGAAAAATGTAAGGTCATCAATCCCAATAATAATAATAATACGAATCATTATTCCAATAATCTGGATTCGCCTCTACATTGGGGTGTAAAATACGAGACACTTTCCAATATGATTTATGAAGATATGTATATGACGAAATTGGGGGAATTCGGATGTATCCAACATACCCAGTATCCATTTATTGGTGCGTCACCGGATGGTATTAATATCGATCCTATTAGTGGTGGTCGGTATGGTAGGATGGTGGAAATCAAGAATATCAAGAATCGTGAAATCACGGGTATTCCCAAATTGGAATATTGGGTTCAAACTCAAATTCAAATGGAAGTGTGTGATTTGGATGAATGTGATTTCGTGGAAAGTCGGTTTCTAGAATATGCGGACGAAGAAGCATTCTATAGTGATACGGTATATCGAGATTATAAAGGTATCATATTACGATTTATAGATGCGAATTGGTTGGAATATGCATCGAAATATTTATATTTACCATTTGGGGGGAATTTCTATATAGATGGGGGTCTTGGTGGTGGTGATGAAGATATTATTCACGGGGATAGTGAATATATAAATATAAGTAAAGAGAATAGGACGGATATTATCAAGGGATATATACAACAATGGATCATAACCAATAAATTGAAAATGAAAGGACAACAATGGGAATATGCCGAGACTATTTATTGGTATTTAGATGAATGGTCGTGCGTATTGATTCCGAGGAATACTTTATGGTTTCAAGCTGCATTACCGAAAATCGAGGAAGTATGGAGAACCATTGAAAAAGAGCGGGAGAATGGTTTTGAACATCGTGCCCCAAATAAACGGGCGAAAAAAGCCCCGCTTTGTCTCATAAAATTGGATTATTAAATTGAAATGAATTTTTATATATTTATAAAGCATTATAAAATGGAAGAAATATTTAGTGTCAATTTCGTTGAAACGAAATACAAGTATTCGGTATCAAACCGCGGACGTGTATTGAATGTAGATACGGGCGTATTCGTTGAACCACATAAAGTAAAAGGGTATTTATACTTTACGGCTCAACGCGTTCCACCTAATAATACTAGGTTTTACGGTAAGAAAATATTACTTCATAAGGAAATTGCAACTCAGTTTATACCGAATCCAGAAAATAAGAAATTCGTTGTTCATCTTGATAATTATAATGAGAACAACCATGTCAGTAATTTACAGTGGGCGACACGGAATGAAATTAATAATAAATGTGATAATACTGAATGGAATGAGAGATGGTAGGGCGTGCTGCTTTTTACATCTTTATATAGTTTTAGTTTATGTTTTTGTGTTGATGATTTTCTTGTATATTCTGTTTTTTAGTTGTTCCATTGTCATTATTATAATAATATGAAGATCCAAATAAATAATATAAAAGAAACCTCCTATTATTATATATCACAAGATATGTTGGAAGATGACCAAGATACTGAAATGTTTGTTTTCAAGCGTAGTGGTCAGCGTGAAATAGTATCCTTTGATAAAATCCTGAATCGTATAAAAATCCTTTGTAATGAGGCGAATCTGAAAAAAGTGAATCCTACCACCCTCGTAATAAAGGTAATCGATCAATTAAAAGACGGCATTTCGACTACTAAAATCGACGAATTGTCGGCGGAACAATGTGCGTCGATGTCTTCGATCCATACCGATTATAATATTTTGGCAGGAAGGATCATCATTTCGAATCTCCATCGTAATACTTCCAATTCCTTTTCTTATGTAATGAATCAATTATATCAATATCACGATAAACAGGGGAAACATTCACCAGTCATCAGTAAGGAATTATCAGAGATTGTATCAGAAAATGCCGAGGTGTTTGATGAAATGTGTGATTATACGAATGACTATTTGATTGAATACTTCGGATTTAAAACATTAGAAAAATCGTATCTCATGAAAATTAATAGGGATGTAGTTGAAAGACCCCAGCATATGTGGTTACGCGTCAGTATTGGGATTCACGGTAGAGATTTAAAAAGAGTAAAGGAAACCTATTTTTACATGTCGAATAAATATTTCACTCACGCCACCCCGACATTATTTAATGCAGGAACATGCCGCCCACAATTATCTTCTTGCTTTCTTATTGGGATGGAAAGTGATAGTATTGATGGCATTTTCAATACAGTGAAAGAGTGTGCGTCTATCTCGAAATGGGCGGGGGGGATCGGTCTTCATATTCATAATATTCGTGCTACTGGGAGTGTAATCCGTGGCACCAATGGGGCATCGAATGGAATTGTGCCGATGTTGAAAGTATTTAATAATACTGCCAAATATGTCGATCAATGTGTCGTTCCAGAAACCTATATTTATACAACTGATGGTCCTAAACAAATCCAACATTGTAGCATGGGACAAACGAAGATTTATAATATACTTGGTGCTGTGGAAACGATACAAGATGTATTGGAACATCCATATACGGGTGAAATATTATCTATTGAATCGGAACATTCCATTATCCCTCTCCAAATCACTCCGGAACATCCTATATATGTTGGAAAAAGCGATGGAGAATTCGAATGGTTGGATGCGAAAGATGTCGGTATAAATGATAGTTTGGTATTTCCCATTCCGAAATATAGTGCCGATATTTCTTCTATTACCGATGAAGATTGTTATATGTATGGTCTGATTTTGAGATATGGTTCTATGAAGAATACGTCGTTTGAATCAGGACTAGGATCTATCTCTTTTCATTCTTTGGATAAACCTTATATCCTGAATTTTGTAACGGATTATTTCAATAGAAAATGTGTAGAATATAAGGTTGATGGTATAGAGAATATGAAGATCATTTCTTGGACTCGTTCTATTCATCTTCCATTTCGATATAATGATATATATGATGGAGTCGGTAATAAAAGAATCCATTCGAGATGGTTGAATTTACCGGTCAAAAAATCCAAATATATTATAAAGGGTCTTTTGGATAATACAATTACTTTTACTACCACCTCCTATGATCTTATAGAAGGTATTCGATTTTTAGTATTGAAAATGGGTCTTTTAACTACCTCTTATATTCGTAATCATATTATTTGGCAAGAAAGCGAAAGAGAGAACCATACAAAATATTATTGTTTATCTATACCCCCGACACGTGAAATATGTGTTTTAATGGATATAGATTATGATTTTACTGGTATATCACCATGTAAAAGAGTCGGGGATTTCTTATTGAGTCCCATCCATAAAATAACCACCCGAAAATACGACGGAATATTATATGATCTTCAAATGAAACATCAACACGACTATTTATTACATAATGGTCTCGTTCATAATGGTGGGGGAAAACGTAATGGTTCATTTGCGATTTACTTGGAACCTTGGCATGCCGATATTGAATTCTTCTTGGATATGCGTAAAAATCACGGCGATGAAGAATTAAAAGCCCGCGATTTGTTTTATGCCCTTTGGATTCCTGATCTCTTTATGGAGCGTGTAAAGACGGATGGACAATGGACATTAATGTGTCCAGATGAATGCCCAGGATTAGCGGATGTATATGGTGAGAAATTCAATGAATTGTATTGTAAATATGAATCGGATGGTCTAGGGCGTAAAATCGTCAAGGCACGTGAATTATGGTTCAAAGTATTGGATGCACAAATGGAAACCGGGACGCCCTATCTTTTATATAAGGATGCTTGTAATAAAAAGTCGAATCAACAGAATGTAGGCACTATTAAATCCAGTAATTTATGTAGTGAAATAGTGGAATATTCGGATGATAAAGAGACGGCGGTCTGTAATTTGGCGAGTATTGCTCTTCCCGCATTTGTTGATATGACGACGAATCCAGACGCACCGACCATTGACTATGAGAAATTACATAAAGTTGCGGGAATTATTACATTGAATCTGAATCGTATTATTGATGTCAATTATTATCCGACTGAAAAGACTCGTATTAGTAATATGCGACATCGTCCTATTGGTATTGGTGTTCAAGGATTAGCCGATTTGTTTATTATGATGAATATTCCATTTTATAGTGAAGAAGCCAAAGTAATCAATCGCCATATTTTCGAGACTATTTATCACGGCGCATTGGTAAAATCGTGTGAAATGGCGTCGATTGACGGTCCATATGAAACATTTGTTGGGTCACCTGCTAGTAAAGGCGTCTTACAATTTGACCTATGGTCCGTCGATCCGGGTTCCAGTCGTTATGATTGGACTACCTTGAAACAATCGATTATTAAGGATGGCTTACGTAATTCTCTGTTATTGGCACCGATGCCCACCGCATCTACATCGCAAATCTTGGGTTATAATGAATGTATTGAACCGATTACTAGTAATATATATAGTCGTCGCACGATTGCAGGTGAATTCATCGTTGCCAATAAATACTTGATGAATGATTTGATGAAATTACATTTATGGAATGAAAAGGTGAAGAATTCGATTATTGCGAATCATGGTTCAATACAACATTTGGATATGATTCCAGAGAACATTCGGGATAAATATAGAACTGTATGGGAAATACCGATGCGTCATTTGATTGATATGGCGGCGGAACGTGGGGTTTTCATTTGCCAGAGTCAGAGTTTGAATCTTTGGCTCGAAGATCCTAATTATAGTAGTCTTACTTCAATGCATTTCTATTCTTGGTCGAAAGGATTAAAGACGGGTATTTATTATTTACGAAGAAGGGGTCGCCACCAAGCACAACAATTCACAATTGAACCTGAAAAAAATGTGAATGAGGGACAATTATATGAAGAGACGGAAGAAGAATTATGCGAAATGTGTTCTTCGTGATTTACCCAATAAATATCCCCATTACCATATACCATAGTATAAAAATAAAAATAAAAATAAAAATAAAAATGGGAGGGTTGAAGAACATATCGTTCATATTATTTTATTTTATATTAATTATATTATATCAAACATTCTAAATGATTCCTTTTCTTTTCCATGAGATTTCGCATTTCTACAAAACATTTCATACAAATAAACGTATCTACTTTTGAATCGTGTAGATTGACGGGGGCGGGTTCTTTAAATAAATATTCGTATAATTCCGACAATTTCGGTAATTTCCGACGAAACTCCGCAGATAAACGAGAACTATTTCGCATAGTGCAGAAATGGATTTTCTCAAAGGGTAGGGTTTGATATTCCATTTGGATTTTCTTGACATTACGATGCCTTTCTATTTCAATCATTCTTATATCAAATTCAATATTATGAGCCACCGCCATAAATACATCACTACGATTATATGATTTTAAGAATCGTCCAATTACTTCTTCAATGGGTTTTCCTTCCTCTTGACATTTCTTATTTGTGATTCCGGTTATTTCTGTGACTTTTTCTGATATTTCTATATCTATCCCAATTTTTACATAGGAATTATATTCATATATGATTTCATGAATTGTCATATCATATATTATATATGACAATTGTGTAATATAGGGTTGTTTCGATAGTGACGTTTCATTCTTGATGAATAACCCCGTAGTCTCTGTATCAAATATTATTACTTTATTGGTCTTATTGGTCATATTGGTCATGTTTTTTTAGTGTCACCATCTCTACTAGTGACAAAGTTTTCAATTTTATTCTCGATAAGACTTAAGTCCATTGAGGACGACGATCTTTATCTACAATTAATGGGTCGGGTAATATGACGGGGATTTTATCGATAATATTCAAGGATTTTACTGATTTGAATTCGGGGGTCGTCAATGATTTGGGGGTTA